ATCATCCACACTCGGTGATAAGTAGTGGTCTACCGGAATTAAAAATAACTCAACATATTGAGTTGGAAACACTAATCAAAAAAATAAAATGAAAGAAAAATAAGAATGGCACAGAATGAAATACTGCACCTATAAAACAACCTACACTGGCACTTTGCTGCCACCACACTATATCGGATCATCAACCGTCTCTAAAGTGAAAGCCGGGTATAACGGTTCTATTGCATCAGCACTCTATGGGCTTATTTATAAGCAGGAACAACGAGTCCATAAATCATTGTTCTCAACAGAAATAATGACGCTACATGAAACCCGGGACGAAGCATTTAATAAAGAATTGGAACTCCATCGTCAATATAACGTAGTTGAATCCGAGGATTACATGAACATGGCTATGGCATACCCTTATTTTAATAATCACGGCAAACCATGCTCGGCAGAGACCAAGAAAAAAATGTCTGAGGCGCAGATAGGTAAAAAACGGGGCCCGATGACTGAGGAACATAACAGAAAAAACAGCGAAGCGCACAAGGGCATACCTAAATCTGAGGAACACAAGAAGAACATCAGCATAGGTAAAACAGGTAAAATTCGTCCTCCGGCGACTGTCGAAGCTAGGAACAACATGTCAACTGGGCAGAAAAATCGAGCGCCTCGCCCACATGAACTTGGCCAGAAAATTTCTGCGGCCAAGAAAGGCAAGCCGCGATCAGAAGAAACCAAGAAAAAAATATCTGAGGCATTGAAGAACCGTACTATTAATATAAAGGAATAAAAATGAATGAGAAAAATAAAATCGTGACGCCGTGGTCATCTGTGGGGTATCTTACTTTTAAGAGAACATATAGCCGTCGATTAAATGAACTTGATATCAATAGCCTTACTGAAGAATTTCCTGATACTGTAAACCGTGTGGTAAATGCAGCGCAAACTCAGTTGAAATGTAACTTCTCCAAAGACGAATCCGAGCGATTACGACGATACCTCTTGGAACTAAAGGGCGCCGTCGCCGGCAGATTTTTCTGGCAATTAGGGACACCCACTGTGGAGCGTCTCGGTCTGTCCAGTCTCCAAAACTGCGCCTTTACTGTAGTTGACAAGCCAGTGGAGCCGTTCACTTGGGCTATGGATCTGCTGATGTTAGGATCCGGTGTCGGATATAACATTCAAAAAGAGCATGTGGATAAGATTCCAATGGTCAATGCTGACTTCAAATGCCCTACTCGCAACAACGTCAATGACGCAGATTACATCGTTCCTGATAGCCGTGAAGGTTGGGTTGCCCTCATTGGCAAGACTCTCAAAGCAGCATTCCTGGCGCACAAATCAGGCAAGCAAACATTCACTTATTCCACTCAGTTAATCCGCTCCAAGGGCGCACCTATCAAGGGTTTCGGCGGCACCGCATCTGGACCAGAAGATTTAGTATGGGGTGTTCAGAAGATCGGTATGATTCTGGAACGCCGTGTGGGTCGCAAGGTTCGCCCTATTGACTGCTTGGATATCATGAATATCATCGGCGCCGTCGTTGTGGCCGGAAACGTCCGTAGATCAGCACAAATCGCAATCGGCGATGATGACGATGTTGAATTTCTATTGGCTAAGCGTTGGGACATGGGTAACATTCCTTCTTGGCGCGCCATGAGTAACAACTCTGTGGTATGTAACGATATCAACAATCTACATGACTATTTCTGGGAAGGATATGAAGGCAAGGGCGAACCATACGGTCTTATCAATCTGAAACTCTCGCGCAAGATCGGTCGTCTCGGTGAGTCACAATATCCTGATGCTGAGGTCATGGGATACAATCCATGTGCCGAACAATCATTGGCAGACAAAGAAACATGCTGTCTGGCTGAAATCTTTTTGCCGAACATCACTAGTAAGGAAGAATTCCTTGATGTGGCAACTCTGCTCTACCGTGTTAACAAGCACTCACTGGCTCTGCCATGTCATCTGGATTCCACGGAAACAATCGTTCATAAGAACATGCGTATGGGCATCGGTATCACGGGTGTTCTTGAAGCAACAGAAGAACAAAAGAGTTGGTTGAGCGAAACGTATCCTAAACTCCGTGCATACGATGATGAATACAGCGCAGCGAATGGATTCAACAAGTCAATCAAACTGACCACAGTGAAGCCAAGCGGAACTCTGTCATTGTTGCCAGGTGTCACTCCCGGCGCACACCCCGCATATGCCAGATTCATGGTCAGACGTATTCGTATCTCTGCCAATCATTCACTGGTTCAGACATGTCGTGATCATGGTTACCCAGTGGAATATCAACAGAACTTTGACGGCTCCATGGATCACAGCACCGTAGTTGTGTCATTCCCGTTCAGACATTCAGACAATGCCATTCTGGCCAAAGATATCACTGCCATTCAACAACTGGAAACAGTCAAGTGGTTGCAAACGGTGTGGAGCGACAACAGCGTTTCATGCACCATTTATTACAAGAAGGAAGAACTTCCTGAGATTCGTAAGTATCTGAAAAAGAACTACAAGACGAATCACAAGAGTTTATCTTTCCTATTACATTCCGATCACGGCTTCAAACAAGCCCCATTGGAAGAGATTACAGAAGATCAGTATAACGCTCTTGTGGCATCCACGCAGTTGATTACTGAAATCGGTGAAGGCAACATTGGATTGGATGATGCTGAGTGTTCCACCGGCGCATGTCCGATCAGATAAAGGAAAATATGAACTTAACATTAAATGAAACATACACCTTCAAGGTGACAAGTGGCGAGGAACTCGTTGCCAAAGTGGTAGAGATTGAGGGACAATACATTGTATTGTCAGACCCAGTCTCAATTATTCCAAGTCAACGCGGTGTCGGACTACAACCAAGCATGTTCACAGCCGATCCTGGCAGTTTAGTTCGGATAAATACTAATAACGTCACGCTATACGCACCGACGGAAGATGGTGTCAAGATGAAATACATTGAGGCAATCACCGGAATTAAGGTTCCCGAGAAAAAACTGATATTGGGTTAATGGCACAATTAAGCAGATTAGGAGACACTGATGAACCGGGCGGCGCAATTATGCGCGGCGCCGGAACCGTCTTTGCCAACGGCATTCCCGTCGGTCTGCATGTCAGTCAGATTACACCACATGCACCTTGGGGAAAACCTCATCCACTGCATGCCAGGGCAATGACCACAGAAGGTAGCCCAACTGTGTTTGCAGAAAATTGCCCGGTGCTACGAGTGGGGTCCGGCAACACCTGCGGACACTCCATCATTCAGGGTTCTCCTGACGTTTTTTGTCCATAATCATGGCTGACTCCGGTAAACAATCTCCCCTTGGCGCCAATGCACTAAGTTCATTGTTGCAAAACTCCGGGCTCTGGATGAATCCAGTGATGTATAACCACGTTGGCGCCGCAATATCAGAGACAGGTTATACTCTGGGCACCATGTGTAATGATACGTGTATACGATTGCTCACTTATGCCATTAACGATGCGTTTGTCAGGGGCGTGGTAGATTCAACTACTTATTCCAAACTAATCACAATTGGAGCCGGGATGATACCGGCACTTGGTAACTCAAAGCCAACAACATTTGTGTGGGCGGGTCCGGCGAATACTGGAGACCCAACCAGCGAAGCCGCACAAGTAAGGTCGTGGATTCCATATTCTCTAGCGAACCCATATCCCGATATCACAAGTTGGGGATACATCAGATTATTGGCTCTTCAGGCCAGACATGAAGCTAACTATAACGACACCTTTAAGCAAACGGGAGAATATAAGGACTTTCTATCCTCGTTCATGATGTCTTACTCTTTCGTTGAGTATTCTAATTCAGCAATAACATCAGTTCAGAACTCAAAGACGTTCCAGGACGGCACATACTCAAATATGAACGATTTGATAAGTGCGGATGTCCTCGGTGTTAATCTATCAGCACAGTCGTTTGGTCTTGACCTGATTGATATTGGTAAGGCAATTGATCTATCGTCCATTGACTCATTTGGTCTGCCGTCTAAATTATTGCTGTCCCTACAAAAATACAATGCCATTACGCCCTCGTTGTCTCTTGCTCTACTGTCTGCCGGCCTGTCACAAGCAGAGATAAACACCATTCTTGCCTTAGGCACACCGTCAGTCGAAC